GCACAATGAGAAACCCCGCCCCGGTAATCCAGATCCCCACCCATAAAAATGTGGTTCTCAAAGACATCTACAATGGCGGGAGCATCGTAGGCAGTTGCTCCTCCGGGACTTGTTAATGTCCCAGCGCCTGAACTGGTTATCTCTCTCCAGTTTGTACCATCGAAGATTACCGCTGGATTAACCCCATCTACAAATATGATGAAGGAGCCCGGTACGGCGGGATCTGGTGAGGACGCTGCCCGAGTGCCGAAGTTAAATTGCACATGGCGGACCTTGGATACGGTTTTAAGACTAAATCCGCTGCCTGTTTGTGTCGCTCGGGCGGTCAGACCCGTAGTAATTTTATTCCAGCCTAATAATGGTTGGTGCTTCCAAAAAGAATAAGTATTAGCACCCACGTCCTTGCGCATGGCAATGGGATATGGATTAGAAGTAGAGTTTTCATTACGATACATAACAAGGCCTAAAATAGGCCCTTCAGCTACGTCGTCGTCGTTAGAATCCTTTGCCTGTACTTCTTGCCCATAATCGCCAGAGGCGTAGGTTACAGTGGTGTCGTAGTAATTAAAGCCCTCAATGCGGCGATAACCTCCGAACAGACTAGGCTCGTAGTTCAGCAGTCGAGTAGCCGCACCACTATTATTCTCGGCTAAATCCAAATGGTTCTCATTGGAGTTTAGACCGCCGGAGCATACTACTTTAAGGGATTCAATCCTATCCACTTAGAAACTCGCATTAACTGTTTTGTATTGAGCAGCGCCACTACCCCCGCCGAAGTTGACCCGTGTGTCACGGAGACTGGAGTAGGCATTTATGTATTGGCTTTTCAAATCCGCCACGGCCTGCATAAAATTAGCTTTAGCCAGTTGGGCAGACTCTGGGTTATCCTTCAGCATGTACATATGATACAACGCACCCTCTATGATCGTAGGCTCCACCGCATTAGGATAAATTATATTGCCTAACATGGTGTCGTCGTAGTTGACCATTTCTGCAGGATGAAAATAGTATCTAAATTGTAGTCGGTAAGTTTTATCCGGGGCAGGGCTTACCCCCCAACCTGTACCGTGGGACGGGAATACATATTTAGGTATACTTAAACCCAAAGTAGAATTGTCGTCGTCCCTATCTCTGAAATTCTTGTACCATGTATCCGTAGAGATAAATTCTAACCTCTTGCTTTCGGATGAATAAGTACCATCACCTACAATCTGAAAACTCTCCCACTCCATAGTCTTCATACCTACGGGATTGGAGTATTCCGTCTGACCAACCACTAAGGTGGTAGTCTCTTCCGCCGCATTCCAAGGCCACTCATACTGCATGGTGTTTAAATCAAACATAGCCGAGTTAATGGCGTCTTTAGCCGCAGCGTGAATACCCCGGGCTAAGGCGAAGTCGGTAGTGGATAGCTCAACCTCATTAAGGCGTCTTAGAAGCCTATTGGTTAAATTTATAAATGTAGTCATTACGCAACTTTCTTATAGGGCGATGCGGGAGAAGACACTTCAGTAGATTTGAACGGAGAGTTGGTTAGAGATACCGTGGATGATTTAAACGGTTGCTGATGTATCTCTGTGAATGTGAACACATTAGTAGCAAAACTGGTGGTAGGGGCATTAACCGTGCCTGCAATGTTAGATGTATAACGTACCCCGCCTAGTACATTGGTGGATGTATTAAAGTTAATAGTAGGACGACTAACTCTGACACAGTTTGCAGCAGAAGAACTAGACCCTGCTATACTTGCTGAAGAGGTACTCTCAATAATTCTTTGGGCATGTATAACATTTGTTATAACAATACTGCCTGATGCTGCCGCACTAACGACGAGTCCAGTGTAACCCTGCGCACCAAATGACAGATCAATATCGCCAGAAACATCTACAGTTCTAATTCGTTTTAAATCTGTTGAGGACGACGAAACTATTGATCCACTCGCCGCACCATCATTTATAATCTCAGTTTTTTGTACTGATCCTGTTACCGCAACAGAACCCGCCGCTGCGCCATCATTTAGCCGATCAGCATCTACGGAACTTGTGGATGAAATAGACCCACTTACACTGGCATCCCTGATCCTATCAGCATCGACCGTGCCCGTGACAGATATTGATCCAGATGCTGGAGCGGCGAGGTTTATATTACCAGTTTGACTTGTGGTAGTTGATACATCAGTCGATGCAGCGCCGTCTATTACTATAGCAGCATTAGTGCCGCCTGTAGAAGAAACTGATGCAGATGCACTTGCTTCCCTAACCCGTGCAGCCGAAGAGGTGGTTGAGGAAGCTACTGTAGCTGTTGCACTGCCCACAAAAACAGTTGAAGCACCGACGCTGGTAGATACATTAACATTTGTAGATGCTTGTCCTACCTTGATATTAGAAGACACTTCAGCAGTGACTTCCATTTCTTCAGTGATGGCACCTTCAACAGCCAAACGCCCAGAAACAGACGCCGTGATAGCAACGCTTTCGGTGATAGAACCCGCTGCGACAATTTCGCCGTCAATGCTTGAGGTAACTGCTAGTGAAGCAGCGGCCTCTCCCAGAGAAACTTTCTGTGCATCCACACTTGTTGTAGTGACACTGTTAACCGTAGCATCCGCTGGAGTGCGTACTCCCGCCTCAACAGTGCCTGTGCTGACGACAGAGGATACGGCATCAGCTACTTTAACAGACCTACTATCAATGGCTGTAGTGGTAGATATAGAAGCAGCAGCAGCGCCTAGATTTACTTTCTGCGCATCTACAGAAGTGGTGATGCTTACATCGCCTAATGGTACAAGGATGTTTGCTTTTTGCGCATCAACGGACGAGGTTGTCGTTATGGTGCCAGTAGCTTCTGCATCAACTTGTATGAGGCTGGCGGTAGCGGATGCCGTAATTGCTACGGATTCCGTGATACTTCCATTTGTACCTGTCTGAGCGGCGAAGGAGCCTGTGATGGCAAGTGACTCTGTGATGTCTCCATCGACTGCTAATCTACCCGCCGCTGACGCTGTAATTGCGGCACTTTCGGTAATATCGCCATCTATAGCAACTCTACCAGCCGCTGACGCTGTAATAGCGGCGCTCTCAGTGATGTCTCCATCAACTGCCAGCCTACCAGCAACAGAGCCAGTAACTGCAACGGATTCTGTGACATCGCCGTCTTTAAATATATTATAAAGGACACTGCTGCTTGTCGAAATACTACCTGATGCAGCAGTTTCTTTAACTACAGCGGCATCTATAGTAGTCGTTGAAGTTACAGTAGCAGCAGCATCAACTGTAGCCACCCGCACCGCATCAATTGTACCACTGGCAGATATTGAACCAGAGGCAAGACTATCAACGACTACTTCCCCAGACACTGTGGTCGTTGAAGATACGGACGCACTCGCAGCGCCATCAATTACAATCTCACCAGAAACTGTTGTTGTCGCTGCAACAGAGGCGCTGGCGGCACCGTCTTTTAATCTATTTGCCTCAACCGAAGTAGTACAAGCTAGTGTACCAGTAGCAACGACAGGCTTAACAACTTTAGCTTCAACACCACTAGAGGCAGCAATATTTGCAGACGCTGTAGCATCTACAAAATTACCGCCAGCCAACCCACCTAACGGGGCGCTGGCTAATGGGTGAAATCCTAACATTCAGTTAGCCTTTCAACGGTGCAGATGGGATGTTACTGCTTTCGTCAGCGGCGGCGTTTTTTGTGTTGCTCATAGTTATGCCTCTGAATTAACCATTAAGAGTACTCAAAAATATATGCAGCGCCAGCATCTGTTGTAGAACTGGGATCCTCGTTATCAGCGCCTACAATGACTGTGTTTCCATCACCCGAAATAAAGACAGATCGCCCAAAATTATCACCTGCCTCTGCGTCAGATGCTTGTATCTTAGCTTTTTGTGACCAAGTTGTACCAGAACGTGTCCAGATATAGGCAGAACCAGCATTGCTACCATTAGTGTCTTCATTATGTGCGCCTACAATAGCCGTGTTTCCATCATCTGAGACAGAGACAGATTGCCCAAAATAATCTCCTGTCTCTGGGTCAGACGCTTGTATCTTGGCTTGTTGGGACCATGTTGTCCCTGATCTAGTGAAGATATAAGCAGCGCCATTATTTGTTAAAGATGAGAAATCTTCAGTAGGAGCGCCTATAATAGCTGTATCTCCATCACCCGAAATAAAGACAGATAGCCCAAAATTATCACTCGCTTCTGCATCTGACGCTTGTATCTTAGCTTGCTGTGACCATGTTGTACCAGAGCGAGTAAAGATGTAAGCAGCGCCAGCATCAGTTGCAGTCGTGTCTTCCCTCCAAGCACCTATAATAGCTGTGTTTCCATCATCTGAAATAGAAACAGCCCAACCAAAATAATCATTAGCTGCTGCATCTGACGCTTGTATCTTAGCTTGTTGGGACCAAGTGGTTCCAGACCGAGTAAAGATATAAGCTGAACCAGCAGAAGTTCCACTGGTGTCTTCCAAATATGCACTAACAATAGCTGTATCACCATCCCCAGAAATAGAAACAGAAAAACCAAAGTAGTCATTCGTTTCTGCATCACTAGCTTGTATCTTGGCTTGTTGGGACCATGTTGTCCCTGATCTAGTAAAAATATATGCGGCGCCAGCATCAGTTGCAGTCGTGTCTTCATATTGAGCACCTATAATAGCTGTGTTTCCATCGTCTGAAATAGAAACAGAACTACCAAATTGATCAGACGCTTCTGCATCACTGGCTTGTATCTTAGCTTGCTGTGACCATGTTGTCCCTGATCTAGTAAAGATATATACAGAACCAGCATTTGTTGCGGTGGTGTCTTCCATCTGAGCACCTATTATTGCTGTGTTTCCATCGTCTGAAATAGAAACAGAAATACCAAAGTCATCACTTGCTTCTGCATCACTAGCTGTTAGTTTCTGTTGTTGGGACCATGTTGCAAAAGACAAAGTAAAGGTTGTCGTATTATCAACAGAAGTGTTAACACCATCTGTTACTGAAAAAGTCACTGCAAAAGTTCCACCGTTAGGCGCAGTGGTTGAGGAGCTAGGAGTAAGCGTAAATACGTTACTGGACTGAGAAATTGTGGATAGAACAGTATTTGTATCGGCGCTTGTCGTGATGTTTACCGATCCGCCCCCATCAGTAAGCGTAGCTGAAAACGCTGTACTTGTACCTGCTGCTGCCGACCACGTTAGATCATCGGCCTCTGGGTCAGGGTCAGCCGATCCTGTAACACTGCTAGTCGTAGTGCCGTTGTCTGCAAGTGTGTATGCAGAAGATGTTCCACTACCACCACCAGAGATAGCTATAGAAACAGATTGTGGTCCTTGGTTCGTAACCGTGGCAATCAAATACCAACCCGCCGTCTTTCGAACAAAGATTTTATTCAAATCAGTGACCAGCGCCATATCCCCAACGGAAGGACTGCTTATATTCCCCAAAGCAGTGAGATCTTGAACAGCGGTAACGCTTGAACCTGCCGCCACAAAAGATACCCCGCCGCTGCCTGTGCTTTGGAGTACCTGACCGCTTGTGCCATCGTCTAAGGCGGCGGCGAGAGAGGCTAGATTTTTTGTGTTGCTCATAGTTATGCCTCTGGATCAGCCCAATCTGGATTTGCTTCCCACGCAGTCCCATCAAAGATGTATTTGCAGCCAGCCCAATCTTCTGGAGCGTTAGTGACGTCAGTGTGAAGTGTTGCAGTATCACTACCCATGTCCGCAATAATAAATTGGGCGGGGTCACCAACGGTAATACTGTCAGAAGCCATACTTACAGATACGGTATCTTCAAGCAGGTATTTTGAAATGTTTGTTTGGTTTTCTACAATGGTTTTCATCTGGTCATCCTTTCACAATCAACTTTGTGGAAGACACCGCTGTGCCAGCAAAGACAGAAGGGCTATCGGGCGTAGTGCTTAGGGTGCCATCGATTTGAACATAATACGCCTGACCCGCTGTTAAGCCTGACTGAGCATCATCCACAGAGCCAGCGATTTGAATTGTAGCAGTGGCAGTGTCAGAATATGCAGCGTCCGAAATACCTATATAGTTTTCGGCAGTGAGGTTGGTTGTAATTACGCCAGCGTTCTGTAAAACGATCCCCAACCCTGCCCTTTCAGCAGATCCTGTTCCGTCACTGTCTGTATGAGCGATAACTATTTTTCCTGCATTTGCATCGTAAATTGGGTATGTTATTCCAACAAGGTAAGTAAGCCAACTGCCGCCACCATTCTCAAAGACCCCTGCGGTTCCAAAAGATATTGATGTCCCACTAACAGTTCCAGAAATGTAAGTACCGTAAGCTGAGTTACCGTTATCTGTGTACGCTATGGTTACTTTTTGTGCAGCTACATCATAGACAATTTCAGGCCAGTTTATTGTTGCGCTTTCAAATACAACAGGGGTGCCAAATGACAGAGTTGTTCCACTAATTGACGCAACAACAGCAGCACCATAGTTGGACTGGTTTTTGTATGCTATTACAACTTTCTGAGCATTGCTGTCATAGGTTGCACTAACTTGATCCGTAGCGGCACTGTTAAAAACTGCGCCCGTACCTGCACTCACTGACGTTCCGCTGACTGTAAGAACATTCCCATAACCATAGTTGCTATTACTAGCATCTTTAATAGCAAAAACAATTTTTTGTGCATTTGCGTCATAAGCTGTTGCTACGCTTTGGGGAGCGCCTGAGTGTACAACAACAGCCGTTCCAAAACTTATAGATGTCCCTGATACAGTCCCAACAATCGCTGCCGTTTGAAAATTATTTGTATCGGACTGATATACAATAACAACTTTTTGTGCATTTTCGTCATATACGACAGAACAATGGTCAATAGTGTAACTTTCAAACACAACAGCCGTTCCAAAACTTATAGATGTCCCACTAACAGTTCCAACAATCGCTGTACCGTAAGATGAATTACCAGCATCTCTATAGGCAATAACTATTTTTTGAGAAGCTGCGTCATAAGCAGCGGATATGGCCTGAGTGTTTCCAGCTTCAAAAGCGACAGGTGTTCCAAAACTTATAGAAGTCCCTGATACAGTCCCAACAACGGCGTACCCCTTATTAGAGACACTGCCATTTCTGTAAACTATCACTACTTTTTGAGCGTTAGCATCATAAACACCATCTATATAATATGTATAGTTTGAGGTAAACGAAGTGGCGCTTCCTAAGCCCTCTTGCGCCTGAGAAGATGAAACAACACTAACAGTACCGTCTGTATTTATAACTACTTTATCGCCATCCGCCAAAGCACCAGATGCAGTTGCTTCTAGTGAGCCGCCACCGCCGCCCGTTGCAGCATCAGCAAACTCAAGAGCCGTACCGCCGCTGTTGACCACAAGCGTCTGACCCGCCGTTCCCAATGCCGTGGGTAAGCTCGTAGCTACGGTTTGTGCTAAGTCGCCTAAGTCTCTGGATTTGGTCA